TCGCAGTGGGTGACTGGATCATCAGCAACGGTACGGCTTGGGAGAAGGTTGACCTCACAGATAGCGTTTCTAGCGTGTTTGGGCGCACTGGAGCCGTTGTTTCGGCTAATGGCGACTACACAGCCTCACAGGTCACAAACGTCCCTGCTGGCACTATTTCTAGCACAAACGTCCAAGATGCCATTAACGAGCTTTCTACGGATATTTCTACGGCCCAGAACGTCCTTGATGCCATTGTTACCAACGCTGATTCAGTAACCATCACCAAAGGTCAAGTGGTGTATGCTTTTGGCGCTACGGGCAACCGTATGAGCGTTAAGCTGGCAAATAACAGCGCAGATGCTACAAGCGCAAAGACCATTGGCATTGTTCTCGATAACTCTATTGGAGCTGGCAATACTGGCAACATCCGCATGGTGGGCGTGGTTGATGGACTCAATCTTGGTGCTTACAACGATGGTGATACGCTCTATCTCGGCGCTACGGCTGGTAGTGTTACTAGCACAAAGCCCTACGCCCCAAATCACTTGGTTTATGTTGGTATTGTTGAGCGTGCGAATAACGGTAATGGTCAGCTTTATGTCAAAGTTCAAAACGGCTACGAGCTAGACGAAATCCACGACGTTCAAATCACTTCTGCGCCTGCTTCGGGTGCTTTGTTGGTTCGTGATGCTACGAATTCCCTTTGGAAAGCAGCCCGCCTTACGGCTGGCACAAACATCGCAGTAACGAACGCTGACGCTTCGGTGACGGTGGGCATCACGGGAACCATCGCTGGCACCTACGGCGGCACAGGCGTCAACAACGGCGCGAACACCATCACGATTGCGGGCAACGTGACTCATGCGGGAGCATTTACGCAGACGTTTACGGCTACGGCTAACACGGCGCTGACGCTGCCTGTCACGGGCACGCTGGCGACCTTGGCTGGCTCGGAGGCGTTGAGCAATAAGACGATTACGGCGTCTGCCTTCAACGGCACGGTGGGCGCGACCACGCCGAGCACGGTGGCGGCGACGAGTGGGACCTTTAGCGGAACGCTAAATCAATCGTCATCCTCTGCTTTTGCACCTCAGTTTATCCAGACCGGCTCTGCTGCTGACGGCTTTGGGACATACTTCATCGCCCGCAGGAATCGCGGAGGTGCGGCGGTTCAGGCTAACGATACTCTTTCGACGCTGTTGTTTCAAGGGTGGGACGGCACCGCCTATGACGACGCTGCATACATTTCCGCCACAGTTGCCAGCGTTTCAGGCGGGCACGTTGCAGGCCAACTTAACTTTGTAACTCTTAACAGCGCGGGAGTATCCGACTCGCGAGCTACCATCACCGCCACCGGCCTAAACAACACCGCAATCGGCGCCACGACGCCGAGCACAGGCGCGTTTACGACGTTGAGCGCGACGGGTACAATCACAAGCAATCCTGCTTCTGGAGACAACGTAAACTTTCAAAATGGCGCAGGCGTATCGCTGGGAAAAGTGTTTAACGATGCTGGGTTTTTTAACTTTCAAGGTTCTGCCAATGTTTCTGGAACGCGAATTGAGCATCCGACGCAGGTTCAAAACAGAATCAACGGGGCGACGATAACCACCACAAACTCCACCGGACTCGCCGTGACGGGGGCGGTTTCGGGAAGTGCTCCATCTGCCGGGGCAAATACTTTTACTGCGACAAGCAATGGCGTAACTGGCATCAATCATCCGCTCTATACTTTTCAACGCTCTGGTGGTGCCGTAGCGGGTGAAATCACCTACGAAGGTGTTGGAGCCACAATGAATCTGTGGACTACCACAGCACACAATTTAGTTTTGGGGTATAACCGGACTGCTGTTGTTAATATCAATTCAACCGGAGTCGGCATTGGGACGACGAGTCCTGCGGCAAAATTAGAAATAAGTGGCGCTTCAGCAGCGGCCCAAGCAATTGGAACACGGATTACAAATACCACTGCCACAGGGCTTACTTCGATTGAGTTTAGCAATGGGTCGGCGAACATGGGTCAAATTTGGGCGGGCAACAGCAGTTACGCTTCCTTTGGTGGTGCAGGTTCTCTTAATTATTCAGCCAACAGCGGCCCGCACGTTTGGTATACAAACTATGTTGAACGCGCCCGCATCGACAGCAGCGGTAATCTGCTGGTGGGGACGGGTAGCGTTTATGTTCCGTCAACATACTTTTTTAGGTATGATGACGACAAGGGTATCATCGGTTCGGGGACTTGCACCTCTACTGGAAACGCCACGCAATTTGGTATCCGTGCAGCCAATGACATTATCTTTGCTACGGGTGGGGCTACAACGCGAGCTACCATAACAAGTAGCGGCAATTTCAACATAGTAAATCTTGGAACTGGATTAGTTTATTCCAATAGCGGGACACTAACCAGCACGAATCCGTCTGATTCTCGCCTTAAAACTGACATTGCTGATTTGAGTTACGGATTGTCCTCCATTCTTGCGCTTCGCCCCGTCTCCTACAAATGGCTATCGGACACGGTTAACCAAGGCACGCAGTATGGTTTCATCGCTCAAGAAGTTCAGACAGTGATGCCGGAACTTGTTAAGGAATTTGAAACGACGGAAGATGGTGAAACGATAACTCGTTTAGGCTTGGAAAAAGAAGGCATCTACGCTGCGCTTGTAAAAGCTGTTCAAGAACTGAATGGCTTGAATACAAATCTAGTTGCTCAAGTTGAAATTTTGTCTCAACGTTTGGCTGCACTCGAAACCAAATAACATGACAACCGAACAAGCCCTCAATAACCTATACGCCGCCGCCCGCCTAGCTCCTCTGCCAGCCGAGCAACACGAAATCCTCCGCAAAAGCGCGGAAGTGCTCGTTGAAGCTCTGAAGCCGAAAGAAGCTCCGAAAGCTGACTAAGATGGCCGGAACCTCCGACACGAACTGGCGCAGCTACGTTGGCCCTGCGGACAACGGCAAGCTGGTTACGTCTGAGGACTGGCAGCCGCCAAGCGACCCGAAGCAATGGGACGACTTGTTCAAATGCTCAAACGTGAGCAACCTAACGGCTACTGGTTTGGTCATTCCTGCTAGCCGTGAGGATAGTATTGATTGTGTGCGCGGTAGTGACTATTCCTTCCAATCCTGCGTCATTCAAGGCTCAACGACGGTGAAGGGAGCCATTGACGGGCTTAAGCTAAAGAACTGCGTTATATCGGGTACAGTGGAGTTAGGTCAATATGACAACTACTGGACTAAGGGCCGCGCCCCTACGCGCAATGTATCCCTAATCAACTGTTGCTCGCCCGATGGGGAGCCTGTTCGCGTTAAGCTCTGGGATGCTGAGATGCCTGTGGTGCAGAATACCAATGTAAAACTGGTCAAGATACCAAAGTGGGTTTGGTTGCCCTATTTCATCTTCCGTCGTCTCACCAACCCTAAAGCCGTATAACCATGCTCGACCTTCTTACAAATGCCCTTGGTGGTGGTGCTCTCGGCGTCTTGCTTCGTATTGGCAATGGCTTCTTCGACAACTACAAAGCCGCGCAGGAGCACAAGCGCGAGCTTGAGAAGGCTAAAGCTATGGCTGAGATTGCCAGCGACAAGGCGAAATGGGATGCGTTTACGGCTAGCCAAGAGGCGGCTACGCCTCCTGCCAACATCTCGCCGTGGGCTGCGAACACGATTACGCTGTTCCGCCCAACCATCACCCTGCTGCTCCTCATTCTCGTAACCATCGTGTTTTTTGGCGTGTGCCAAGAAGAGCAAGCCGAGATGATTGATGAGATACAATTCTGTGCATTCAACTGCATCGGCTGGTGGTTTGGCGACAGAATGACCCGCAAATCCAAATGAACTCGCACGAGAAAGACATCCTAACGGCGGCTATTCCCACTACAGCTTCGTTCACTTTGAGCCAAATTAACAGCGTTATAGGCATCATTGGCGGTCTTATTGGTATTGCCTACCTCATTTGGAAGTGGCGCAAAGAAGCCAATAAGCCCTAGAACCCCCTTTCCTTGCGATTTAAGGCCATTTGACGCATGAACCCACGCAATCTACCCTGTAACAGCCCAAGACGCGACATAAGCGGCGGAAAGAAGAGCGTCGTTCGCGCCTGTGCCAATGGTAAATCCAAAGTGATACGTTTTGGTGACGCCAACATGACCATTAAGAAGTCTTCTCCAGCCCGTAAGAAGTCCTATTGTGCTCGTTCTGGCGGCATTAAAGGCCCGTCCAATAAGTTGTCCGCTAATTTTTGGAGCCGAAGGGCATGGGGATGCTAAACTAGCGTTATGGTTTACACCACAAAGACTCCGCAAGCCTCCATTTCCGTCTCAGGAGACTCCATTCAATTTAAGTATGGCAAGAAGCCATGCTCACCCGACAGCGGCCTTAAAACCGTCGTTCGTCAACCCAACCCAAGCAAACGTAAGGCAATCAAATGAGTGTTAAAGGCGAAAAGTATAGCTCCCGTAAACAGATGGTGAAGCACGAGAAGATGGAAGGCAAGAAAGAGCGTGCAATGGAATATGGCCCTAAAGGTAAGGGCTTTGGCAAAGCTGGCTACGGCAAGCGTAAGTGCTGCTAATATGCCCCTCACCAAGAAGGGCAAAGCCATTATGAAGAACATGGTGGCGGAGTATGGGCCAAAGAAGGCTAAAGAGGTGTTTTATGCCTCGGCTAACAAAGGCCGCATCAAGGGCGTTGACTATCGGCGCACAGCGCGGAAATAGGTCGCTTTGCTGGTAGAATGAGCTAATGCCACGTTATAGCTCATACGGACGGTTAGACAACCAACAAGTTGATGACGGCGATACAGCTTTCCAGCGTATCAATAGCCGCTTGCGTCCCGATCAGCTTAAGCCAGGTGAAGTGGCTGCGAGCCAGAATGGCCGCATGGATGTGGATGGGGCGTGGCAAGTGCGTAAGGGCATTTCCATCTTTGGCTTGCCCATTACTACGGGAACCCGCGCATTAACGGTTCCGTTCTATCTTTACGCCAACAAGACTATTTCTAGCGCCACTCGCGCTACAACAACCATCACCGTAACAACCAGTGCTGCACATGGTTTCATTACAGGAACGTTGGTTTCAATTGCTGGCTTAACGGGAACGGTCAACCCCAATGGCAATCGCACCATCACATCTACGGGTGCCAATACGTTCACCTTCACTATTGCTGGTTCTACGGGTAGTGAGACATATGGCGGTTCCGGCATAGCTGGAGCACCCATTCTCGATGATTCCTCAGTGAACGGAGTCTATGGGAGCTGCTTGTTCTCCGATCCCGCGACCAATAACACAGAATACATTGCTCTAGCAACAAATAGCTCGCTTAGTTTGATTAAAGTGAGTGATGGTAGCGCTACAACAATTAACTACCCAACGGCAACAACCATCTCCAGCGAGGTCAATTTAGTCCAAGCGTTCAACTACCTGTTCGTCTTCCGTAATGGTTTAACGGCTTTGCAATGGGATGGCAACTTTGCCGCCCCTACCTTTACGTTGGTTGATAATGGGGCTTACACCCAGCCCGTCATTTATCAGGCCACGAACAACACCGTCATCTCCTCTGGCGTGGTTACAGTGACTGCCAGCGGCCATACCGTGTCCATTGGCGACCTTGTTCGTGTCAGTGATAGGGGAACAACAGGTCTTAACAGCCTAGAGGAATATCGGGTGTACGACACAACGGCCACTACGTTCAAGTTTAAGGCCGACTGTGCTGATAGCGCGGCTACTACGGTTGCTGTGGGTATGCGTCAGTCTATTGGGCTAGGCTTCACCCATATGCCTTGCCCAGACTGGGCCATCTATCACCAACGCCGCCTTTGGATGCCATTTAAGTACTTGTCCACAGGTACGTCTGGCAATCCCACCATTACGGCTAGGAACATCTCGGACGAAATTATTGCCTCCGACATCCTTGACCAAAACACCTATGACCAAATCGAGAACCAGTTCCGCATTGCTTCTGGTAGCGCTGATTACCTTGTGGCGCTGCAACCCTTTGCCGAAGACAACCTAATTGCCTTCACTCGTAACAGCATCCATCTCATTAGTGGGGTGGGCGCAGACCTTGGTAATGCTGTGGTGCGCGAAATCACCCGTGAAGTGGGCTGCTGCGCTCGTAAGTCCATTGCCCAGGTCGGTAGCAAAATCATGTTCTTGTCTGACAATGGTGTTTACGCCATTCAGTTTGAAGACCTTTACAACTTGCGTGGTGTTAGCGTCCCCTTGTCAGAAGCCATCAATCCTACGATAAATAACATTGATCCGCTCTACATTGACAACGCCGTAGGCATCTATCACGACAATCGTTACTACCTTGCCGTCACTCCTAAAGGCAGCACCGAGAACAATATGATACTCGTCTATAACTTCCTCAATGATGGTTGGGAGAGTGTTGACTTCATCAATAGACCTGGCTGGAACATCAAGAACTTCATCCGCGCTGGTGCTGGTGGCTTAAACAGCCTCTATGCTGTTAATGAGCTTGGCGGCATCCATCTCATTGACAGTGGTACATCAGCCGTTGATACGTTAGCCTTAGCCGTAGGCGAAGGAACCAGCGTTTACAGCATTAGCAGCTTCCTGACAACCCGCCAATATACCTTTGGCACAATGGACAGAAAGAAATATAACAGCTACGAACTCCATATTGAGAGTGCGCCCGAAATTGAGTCTGATGCCATTTTGTCAATGGAAACAGAAAACCTTGATAGCACAGAGGTTTATGGCAACTTATCTACCATCATTGGTGATCCTATACCTTCTGGTGAAGATGAGTCTATTCGCGGTCGTTTGGGTAACAAACGGGCTTATGGAGCACAAATGAGCGTTCTGCCCACCACAGGTCGTCCTAAGATTAGAGCCATTAAACTTACGGGTATGCTTGCATTCTCGTCCACAACCTCTGCTTCCTAATGTCTGACATTAAAAAGGGCTACACGTTCACGGATAAGTCCACGGACTGGGCTTCTAACAAGGAAACAGCCATTCGTCTGAACAAGATGATGGATGAGGCTAAGGTTAATTTAGTGGCTGGCACTAACGTCACCATCACACCTACGTTAAATGGCCCTCAAATCGACGTAACAGGTGCAGGAACAGGCTCTGTAACGTCCATTGATGTTGATGGTGGTACGGGCATCTCCGTAAGCCCTGCTGGGCCTATAACCACGGCTGGCACGTTTACCGTGACCAATACGGCTCCTGACTTAACGGTTGTTCTTAGTGGCGGCACGGGAATTACAACGTCTGGCACCTATCCCAATTTTACTGTTACTAATAGTGCTCCAGACCAGACCGTTGCTTTAACGCAAGGTGGGACAACCACCATCACTGGAACCTATCCCAACTTCACTATCTCGTCTGCTGACCAATATACGGGAACAGTTACAGGCGTTTCTGTTGTTAGCGCAAACGGTCTTGCTGGTAGTGCAACAACTGGGGCTACGCCAGCCATTACGCTTTCAACCACAGTTAGCGGATTAGTAAAAGGCAACGGAACAGCTTTGAGCGCGGCTACTGCTGGTACTGATTATGTCATTCCAAGTGGAAGCATCACAGGAACAGCAGGAAACGTAACGGGAATTGTTGCTGTTGCCAATGGTGGCAGTGGAACGAGTAGCCCAAGTCTTGTGGCTGGAACAAACGTAACGATCAGTGGTTCTTGGCCCAATCAAACGATCAATTCTACCGCTGGAGGTGGCGGCGGCGGTACTGTCACCTCGATTGATGTAGATGGCGGTACAGGTATTTCGGTTAGTCCCGCTGGCCCAATTACTACTTCTGGAACATTCACTGTTACTAACACAGCTCCAGACCAAACTGTTTCAATTGCATCTGGTACAGGCATTAGCGCTTCTGGCACCTATCCAAATTTCACGGTAACAAACACGGCTCCAGATCAAACCGTTTCTATTAGTGCTGGCACTAACATCTCAGTGACGGGAAGCTATCCAAGTTTCACGGTTGGAAGCACGGCTGTTGCCATTCCAACGACAGGCAATAAATACAGTCGTCTAAGGAAAGATATCACAGGAACCATTGGTTCAGCCTCGGACATGAGTTGGGCTGGGCCTGATGTGTTTAACGTGGCTGACTACGGAAGTGCCACAGCCGCAATTAACGCTCTTAATACGGCTGGCCGTGGATGTCTTTATTTCCCAGCGGGAACCTATTCCTATTCAACAGCCCTTCCGTCCATTACAAAGCCATGTTTGATTTGCGGAGATGGAGCTGGAGCAACTTACATAACATTTACTGGCATTGATGGTTTTGTTATTGATTACAGCGGAGCCAGAGCTAGTTGCGAGATAACATCGCTTACAATTAACACTGCTGATAGCTCGGTTGGCTCTACATTAAAATCAGCAATTAAATTCACTCAGTTTTCAAACACCGATTTGAATGATGGATTTAGATTTCATCATTTAGAGATTTCTGGCCGTTGGGGCTATGGCATCAGAATAATTGGTGCGTTTAATTCGATTCAAGGTTCTAGCATTTCCGATGTAAAGATTAGTTGTTTCCCTGGAGAAAATAAAACGCTAACATCATCTGGACAGTCAATTCAATATGGCATTCACATGGACAAGGCTTCCAATGTGATGATTACGAGCACGACGATATTTGAGTCTTATTACGGTTTATACATTAAACAACAATGCGAAGGAACATCCATTGCAAATTGCATCGTAGTCAATTGCAACACTGGGGTCTATTCTGAAGGCTCAAATACGTTCATTAGCAACTCGCATTTCAATGTATCTAGCGGATACGTTAGCGACACCGCAATTCCCAACTGTGGAATCGGAATTAACTTAACGTCAGTTAGCACAAGTTACCCAAATAATCATTCCAATCTTAGTCACGCCTATATAATTAGCGATTGCACTAGCGCTATTGGGTTGTATATGCAAAATGTTCAATATACTTTGGTTAATTGTTTCCGTGTGTTAGGAACACCATCATCATTGAAATATGGCATATACATGACAGGAAACGGAGTTAGCGGAGGAATAAATGCCACAAGGCGCAATTTTATTTGCCAAACTAACATCCAGAATACGACTGATTACGGCATATACATTGATGCAACGGTAACGCTTGGAAATGCCATTTATGATGCTCTTTTTACAGATTTGGTTTCTGGATGCGTTACGTTTCAAGATAATGGCGGTGGAGCTACCACAAGAAGTCTGATAGTAATGTAACCCTATTCTGCTAAAATAGACTTATGCCCATCCTAACTAAAGGCTCTACGTTTGCCACAGGCAATCAAGTTACTGCTGCCAATCTCAATGCCTTGGTGGATAGTGCCACGTTTGCGGCGGGTGCCGTGGATACGGTGACTACCGAGCTGTCGTCTGGGGCCATTGGCGTCAAAAATGGCGGCATCACTCCCTCAAAACTATCTTCTTATGGCCCTACATGGGGATTGGAGACGGTTAATAGCGTTCCCAACGTACAGGTGCTGCGCTATGCTGGTAATGCCGTGGTTAATGGCCCTCTGGAAGCGGGTGGAGCCATCACTTCTAGCGGTGCCATTTCGGCTAACGGCGATCTTTCTACCAACGGTGACTTGAAGATGCTGAACAACAAGTCCATCATCCCTAGTGGTAGCCCTGGCCGCACAGTTGCCCTTACAACGGGTACGGGTGGCAATAGCATTAAACTGGGCTTTGACAACTCTAGCGGCGCGTTCCTACTGGTTACGATTGACGGGGCTAACGAATATAAGATTGCCTTAACAGCCGTTTAATGACCCCTATTGAGCAAGCAAAGGCTCATTATGTCAAACACGGCTTGAATTTTGAGCAGGACTTAGGCTACTATCTCGTTCATGGCTATGTGGTAGCCGCGCCTGATAGGTTTATGATGTTTAAGCCTGTTAGGGCCGAAATAGGCGAAGCCGATTGGTTTCCAGCCCAGCCTGACGCTTGGTATGTCCATTACGCCGCTGGTAAACGCTGTTTAGAGTGGTTTTTAGGCCAAGCGCCGTTCTACCTACCAAAGATAGCGTGGATGCGGGATAAAGGGCTTAAAGCGCAACGGTTGGCGGTCTATGATGCTAAACGGCTTTGTGATAGACTAAAGCACAAATGAGCAGCACGAAAACACCCACTCCACCCCCTGCGCCAACAGGCGTAAATGCGGGTCAATCTATGCTGGATTATCAGCAGCAATTTGCCAATCCAGAACTGCAAGCATTGACGTATGGATTGGAGCAGCAATATCGTCCTAAATATGCCGCGCTCAACTTAGCGGACATTGGGCAATATCAGCAGGGTGGCATCAATCTTTTAGGTCAGGGCACACAGCAGTTGGGCGAAATCGAGCGTCAGGCTCTGGCTCAACAGCGTGCAGGCGACGTAGCCGCCATTGGTCAATATGGCTCTGGCGTCACCCAGGCCATGCGTCAGGCCGATCCCTACGCTGCGGCCATTGCCGACCAACAGCAACAGATGGCTATGCAGCTCTATGGGCAGTCCCAAGGACTCACCCCTGAGCAACGTCGTTTGGCTGAACAGCAAGCCCGTGCGGGTGGTATGGCGCGTGGTCGTATTGGCGACCAGTCTTCCATTGCCGCTGAAATCTTGGGTCGTGAAGGCTCTTTGGCTGCTAAACGTCAGGAAGCTATGGGCGCGGGCCAGCTTGCCCAGTCGTACAACCAACAGTTCTCTAGCCCGTTAATGTCCATTCTAGGCCGTCCTTCGTCGGCTATGCAATATGCCCAAGGTCAGCAAGGCTTGGCCTATCAGCAAGCGGGTGGGCCTGTTGGCCCTCGTTTCAGTGATCCTAACGCTGGGGTCAATCTTGCTCTTCAGAACGCTAGCAACCTTTCCAACTACAATGCGTCTATTTATGGCGCTCAGGCTGGTTTGGCTGGGGCTAAGGCTCAAGCTAATGCGGCTATGGTTGCTGGTGCCTTCCAAGGTTTGGGTGCTCTTGGTGGCGGATTTGCTGCTGGCAGAAAATAAACGCAACTAACTCTTATGGCTTTTCAAACTGGCACACAGGTAAATGCGGCTCTAGGCCGTACAGACTACACTCCGTTCCTTCAAGGAGCCATGCAGGGCGCTCAGGCGCAGGCGCGTGGGGCTGAACTCATTGGGCAAGGATTGGCTGGTCTAGGCCAGCAAGTAGCCACTGGCATTGAGAAGTATTACAAGAAACAAGAAGAGAAGGGTATTGAGCAGCAGGGTGTTGAGTTTATTAAAAGCAATGTTCCTGGCATTGACGATAAGGCTGCACGGGCTGGTCTTAAAGCGGCGGGTGGAGCGGCTGCGTTTGTCAATTTCATGTCTAGTCAAAGACAATCTCAAGAAGCAGCTAAACAGAAGCAAGAGGTTGATAGTCTAACTGAAATCTTGCGTCAGGGCGGTGGAACCATTCCGTCCCCAATTTCCAATCAAGTAGCTAAGTCCTTCTCTCCAAGCACGCTATTTGCGGCCCGTGAACAGTTCTTGAAACAATCTAAGATGGAGTCGGAGATAAACAAACTTAATGCTGAGTCTATGGGCAAACCAGTTGAAGGTCAAATTATGACTCAAGAACAGGTTGCTGCTGAAGAGGCCAAGGGCCGAAGCATTACTGGTGTTCCAACAAGTGATGGAAATATCCGAGTTACGGCTGTTAAAACACTGGCAAAACAAGCACCTAATGTTACGTTTGGCGCTGTTGCTCCAGGCACTTATATCACCCAAACACCAGAAGGCGGATATGCTTCTAAAGCGGTTGAGGGTGCTCCAAAAACAAACGAACAGATTAACCGAGAAGAGGCTGTTGCAACTCAAGAAAGAGCTAAAGATAATTTTGGCAGTCAAATTAAATCAGCATTTGGAGGCATCATGCAGCTCAATAAGATGGGCGCTATGGTTAATCCAGATAATGATATGTTCACTAATTTAGGGGCCAAAGTTTCATCTAGTTACCTTGGTCAAATTGTTGGTGGAGCAGGCGGTACTAAAGTTGCTAGCATTCAAAAACAACTTACAAAATTGCAGCCACTGATGATAGCTGCTTTGGCTGAAGCTACTGGTATAAAATCGACTCAACTCAATAGTAATGCCGAGCTTAAATTTTATTTGGATGCAATGGCTGATCCAAACACGGATTTCTATTCTAATATTGCAGCCCTAGATGCTCTTTCTAAACAGGTTGTTGGTAAGGATATTGTTGCGGAATTACTTCAAGATAATCCAAAACTTCTTTCAAAAGTTCGTCGTGAATCAAATACACTTCAATCCGAAAGACCGCTTAATTTAGGTGTCAATATTCCCGTTTCTTCACAGAAACCAGTTGAAAAACTTCAGATTAAATCAATCAAGCAAATCGGGAAATAATAATGCCAACGTATCAAATCGAAACCAACAGGGGGACATTTGAAATTGAGGCTAATCGGGAGCCAAGTGCCTCCGAAATTGAGTCATACATTTCACAGCAATCGGCTACGCCTGCTGCGCCTACTGCTCCTGTTGAGGCCCAGCCAATGGCTCAACAGCGCGATCCTTCTACTATTCCTGAGCTTGTTGCTGGTAATGAACAGCAAATGGCGCAGCAACGTGCTCGCAATGTTCAACAACAGCTTGGCCTAGCTGAACCCGTATCCCCAACGGAAACGGTTTCTTTGGCTAACCGATTTGTAGCTGGGTTTGCTCCCACTGCTCCAGAAAAGAAAGCCTATTACGAAAGCGAATACGGCAAAGACTCCTTTATTCCACTTAGCAGCAATCGGGCTTTGGTTCGTATTCCTGACAAGGTTAATGGATTTAAATGGGTGGTTGACGATCCCAAGGGTCTTGATGCTGGGGATATGGCCGAAATTGCCTCTAGAGGGCCAGAGATTACGGCTGGCTTTGTCTCCACAATGGCTAGAGCACCAGGTACCGCTGGTGGCGTTGCTAAACTTGCCCAAGTGTCGGGTGTTAGTGCTTTGGCATCCAATGTTTTTGGTGCCTTGCAAGATGCTGCTTTTCGTGGGTTAACTGGACAACCAATTAATGCCCCTGAGATTTTGGGCCGTCGGGCAAAGGGAACGCTAGTTGAAACAGCGTTGGGTGTCGCGGCTCCTAAAGCCGTTGAGAAAGTAATTCAAATGGGGCGTACACGCTCTGCTCTTACGTCCAACATTGAAGCATTCATGGATGAGGGTAAGGCGGCTAAGAAAGCCCTTCAAGAACAAGGTTACAACCCATCTACCTCTGCTGAGTTGGCTGATGTGATTCGTAATGCCAATCCAGCCAAATTATCTTCTGTTGAGGCTGGTGATGCTTTGGCTGAAAGCCTTACCCAAACCGATAAGGCATTACGCGTTCAATCTGTTGGAATGACTGAACAAGCCGCTACTTCTCTTGAAGCAAAGGCAATGGCTCGTATCAAGGCCGCAACGTCTCCATTTACTCTTGAACCAAGTGAGGCTGGACTTGCTACAATTGGAGCTGTTAAGCAAAACTTCATGGATGCAAAGAAAGCCACTGATGCTTTGTATCAAAGTGCTTATGATGAAATTGCATCTGCGGCTAAGGAAAAAGGTGTTAAAGCAATTGTAAAACTTACCGAAAGCAAAAAGCTGGTTAATCAACTGGAAAGCAATCTTCTTAAATCTTCTGAAGTGGTGGAGGCTCAACCAACTGGCATTGTTGACCAATTTGGTCGTCAAGTTATGGGGCCAGAAACAACTACGACATCAACTCTTAGTATTTATCAACCACTGCTCACTGTAATTAAACAAATCAAGCAAGCGGCTGGAACACCTCAAGAACTGCGTGCTGTAAGTCAATTGAGGACAATGATTGGCGAGAAGATCAAGAATCCTTCCGATTTGTTCCCAGGGCTTGATGTTGGTACAGCAAAACAACTCTACAAGTCTCTTTCTAACGACATAGACAGTTCGGTTGCTGCATTTACAGGCCCAGGTTCAGCTAAGTTGAAGTCTGCTCACATGGCTTATAAGGCCATGATTTCTCCTGTTGAATCGAATGATTTGATGTATCGCATTGCCAATGGATTGGTCAATAACCCAGAGGATGTTGTTAAAACACTTGCAAATGGTGGTACGGCTGATTGGGCTGCGGCTAAAGCAGTTGTTCCTGCTAATACGTTTAACAACCTTAAACGCACTGTTGTTGATAGTTTGATGGGTTCCGCCAAGGTTAGCATTGGAAACACAGAAATCGCAGACATTGGTAAGCTAGCTCAGTCGCTTAATGCTATTGATAGCTCGGTTAAGAATACGATTTTTAATGGCAGCAATCGTTGGCAGTTCATCGAGCAAGCTGGTCGTCAGGTAAATGCCATGAAGAACATGAATGGCCTGTTTACAGGCGAAGCCCTTCCCGCCATTGGTGCTATCAATGAGGCTATGGCTATTGCTGAAAGAGAAGGCATAAACAAGGCTAACAGCTATTACAAGAATGCCATTAAACTAGCCGCTGAACGTCGGTCTAATATGACCTCTTCGTTGATTTCCCAAATCAACAATGGCAATACAATCCACGTTGCTGAACGTCCAGCCGAGTTCTTTGAAGGATTGGTTCTATCTGGCAAGTATCGCCCAGAGTACGTCAAAGGCGTAATTGCTAAACTTCCTCCAGAACAGCAAAAGAACATTGCTGATACGGCTTTTCAGACTCTCTTTGAGAAAGCACGAGTTTTAAGTCAGTCCACCGTAGAATCGGGCAAGAACACTTACAGCTTCGATCAGATGCTTAACAACGTGTTCAAGAATAAACAGCAAAGCCAGTCGGTTGAGGCTGTTATTGGCAAGGACAGGCTAGATGTCATCAAAAACTGGACTAAGTACGAGATGGCTAACAGCATTCAACAAGCTAAGGCCAGTCAGCAAGGGCGTAGGATTACTGGGCTTATTGGTCGTTTGCCATATAGAAACCTAGCTATAGCTGGTTTTGCTTCTTATGCGCTGGAACAGGCATCTGGTAAGGCTTTCATAAGCAAAGCAACTCCTGCTAACGTAGCTTTGTTCTCGGATGCTCGTTTACTTCAAATGGCTCCAAGGAAAACCGCTGCTGGCATTGCTCTCATTCAAAGTGCTATGGGCAAGCCTGGTTATGGCGATTATATGCAGATGATGGGAGAATTTGATTACGACCAGCAAACGGCCATCGACGACTACTTGCTCAATCGCTAACCCGCTCCGCCGCAGCGATAGCTACTTCTGGTAGGAAGAACCTAAGCCCGCAAAGGGCATTCCCGACAATCTCGCATAGGTACATACCGTCCTGTGCGCTCTGAGACACAAACCTCCATTTGTCCAACTGGGCTATGTGGACGATGGAGCCGCTTTCCTCTCTGGCTGCCATAATGATGTTGGGTGGTACATTTTTGAACCAGTAGAGAGGGTCTATGGGGCTGTTTGTGGGAGACATAAAGAGATAGCTTTCGACAGGACTCGAACCTGCAATATCCGGCTTACAAAGTCGGCGCTTCACCATTAAGCTACGAAAGCAAAAAACTATTGTGACTTACGCCATTCAACGTAGTCCTTGTGGGCCGTTGCGCTAATCTTGTAATAGCGGCCACAGTCCTTGCATTGCATCATGTAGGACAGTGTTCCCGTTGAGCTAATCTGCTTACGGTTGATCTTTACGTTGCTACTACCGTCAACAGGGCAAGTCCACTTATCGTTGCCAGAAGCAACCCCAGCGTGGGTCTTGTGGGGCAGGTAGTATTCCATCTTCTCCCAGACTTCTTGGAGCAGCTCTACGTCCTTGGCACAATAGACGCACATTTGATTCATGGCCTTGATGTTCTTCTCAAGGACAATCTTCTTCCACAGGCCAAACTCGGTCTTTATCTTGCCGCCTAAGCCTAGGTACTTGGCAATGTAGTCGAGCTTGTTAGAGTTGAAGAGGAACTTGCTACGCGCCCATTTGAGAGTGTCAATGGTGCGATATTGGGGCATGGGGTCTAGGCCGTGAAAGATGGCACGGGCGCGAATCCACGGCATATCAAACTTGTCTCCATTGTGGAAAACAATCTCGTCGGCTTGGTTAGCCACTTTGATGAACTCTTGGAGGAGCTTCTTGTCGCATTGGTTGCTGTCCCAACGTAACACCTTGGCTTTCTTTTGGTGCTCCCACTTGTAACCAATACAAATGATTGCTCGCTCCTTGAGTATGTTGTCATTATCAATACGGATGTCATAGCCAACGCGCCATGAGAGCACGACGTTGGGGGACGTTTCAATGTCGGCGAATAGGCGATTGAGGCGAGGTTTCATTCTTGGCTTTCGATTGTGTGGGAGATTCCCACCGCAGAAAATATAATGCAGCAGGATAGTAACATGAATCCAGCTCCAACAATCATGTGAATGTCTTTATTGATAACACCTGCAACTACGCAGGCGGCGAATACGGGTACGAGTAGTGCGATCATTTGTTTTTCTTCCTTATCTCTCGCTCTTCAGCGGTTTTAGTTTTGTGACAGGTGATGCAGATGGCTTGGTAGCCGTCTAGCTCCACGAAAAGACGTTCAATGAACTTGTCCCATGATTCAAACCCCTTGGTGGGGTCAACGACGGGATTAATATGGTCTATCTTAATGTCCTTGTTGCCTACGCTATTCGCGCATAGCGAACATTTGTAGGTGTTTCTAGCCGTCCTAGCCTTCTTCTTGCAGGTGTACTTAGGAGCCCAGCGAGACGAAGCCCTACGCAACGCAGAGGTAATGAAGCTCTTTTTACGGGCTGCAGTCCACTGACCATTGCAGTAGAGCTTGTCACTCATTTGTTAAAGCTACCCACTACAGCGTTGCCGAGGTAAAGGATAGCAGCGTTGATGTGTTTGCAGCGGGTGCGTAGAGGTTCGCCATATTCCCTCACTCGACCTGCTTTGTCCCATTCTTTTTGACATCTGGTCATAAAGTCGGGACAGTTGCAGGCTCCGTTGGGCATATTCTCAGCAAATTCTACGGTGTAGATGGTGTCGCCGTCGGCTCCCGTGACGCTCATTTGGGAGCGTCCAGCCATTTCAACCTTCATTGCTCATCCTTCTCGTTGTCTTGCTCATTAAGAACAGACCAATCGCCCGCTTTCAGCTTGTTAATCTTCGCAGCTGATTTTTCCCATTTACCATTGAGCTTCTTCAGATCGTTCTCAGCGGCTTTAATGGACTCGGCTAGCTTTTCTTGGCGGATTAGGATTTGCTTAATGCGGGATTCGGCATCATGCCTCTTTTCGGTAAGCAAAGCACTAGCCGCGCCTTCCAGTAAGTCCGTTAGGTTGAGTGATGGTATAGGTTTCATTCTGCGTCTCCGCTGTAATAGTGCTCCAGTTCTTTAACACGGATGAGGTTGAGTACGGCAACACTACCCTTCTCTAAGCGCACAAGGGCGTTGTAAAGATCGGTGGCATTCTCTGCATGGATGCAGTCGCCGATGAGATGATTGATGAGTTGGTCTGTTTTTTCTTTCATTTGAGTAGGTTGTTTTCCCTAGCCCAGCTAGGGTTGTTATGTATCTTGGTGTGGCATGGACGGCATAAGCCTAGCCATGTGGTGGTGTCGTTGGTCTTAGAACCTCTTCCTTCCTTGTGATGGATGTCGGTGGCTAGTTCCTCACAGATATGACAGATGGGATGGAGGAGCAGGAAGTTAGTGCGGAGCTTACTGTATTCGCTATTCCTCGCTCTCTGCTTCTTGCTTACCCTTCGTAAAGGAGTGGCGCGGGATAGTCCAGATTTCTTTACCTTCTTCGGTAGAAAGTAGTTCATAGTGGGTGTTGGAGCCTTTGAGCTGCTGGATGGCCTTATGGAGCATCTCTGCTTCACTTTTGTGATAGGGGCCAGCCAACGGTTCAAAGCCTTGTTCAAGCAGTAGATCGCGGGTCATAGTTGTTTTGGGAGCGCCAGAGGCGGGTTAGACAGAGGAAATCTTTGTAGGCTTCAATGAGCTGTTCGCGCTCATATTTAACAACGTCCACCCGTCCTGGCTCAGTCGTGGAGATGTAGACATTCATGCAAAGAGCGTCGTCAAACTGCGAGTCGTTGAAGGCTGCGACGTAGTAGGCCGCGATTTGCATGGGATGGGTTTCGTTAGGAACAACAGGCTCGCCTTCCTTGGTGCGCTTGCTCTTCCAGTCGAGGATGCCCTTACCTTTGGCCGAGCGATGCTTTACGTCGGTGGTGCCAGCGTAGCCTTCTTCGTTGTTCACCAAGACAATTTCAGCGTTCTCAATGGTGAGGCCGAGTTCGTCAATCTTGGCGTAGGCGGGTTCTACGAGCTTGCCAAGGAAGCAGCTATGGCCGTGAGCCACTTCCACTTCGTAGTCTTCGTACTCATTACCCTTGAGGAGAGCTTCAATGGCGGCGTGGACTTGGGTGCCGAGGTCGGCTGCGCCCATGCCGTCTTCCTTGCTCTTATCCAGCATATTCTGGACGTATTCTGCCATTTCTTCACCTGGATGGGGTGGATTGGCGTAGCAGGCTTCAGCTACCTTCATCATCTTGTAGCGTTCCAACCCTGGAGCCGCCAGCATCTTGGTGTAGGCCGAAACACTGGGGAGAAGGTCATACACCTTAGCGTCCTTGATGTTGGTGGGCCGCGAGGGGTTCTTAGCGCCCTTCTTGGTGGGTTGGGTGTGGGCTGGTTCTCCTTTGCGGGTGTACCAGTGGGACGATTCAACTTTTTTCGAGGTCATTAATTATTTCTTTCTTTCTTTTGTTAATGTAAGCTACCCGTCGTTTCAAATCTTCTTCAAACATCCCATCTAGTTCCTCACCATCGGGAAGGATGGCGAGGAGGCCGATGAGTTGGCCGCACTTTTCAGCTAGTTTTAGGTCAGAATGCGGGTTCATCTGAGGGCTGTTCAATGCCCGACTCTGGGGCAAGGTTGCCAGCTTGGAGCTTCTGGGCCAAGCGAATTAACGTAGAAGACCAATGCCAGAGCGTGTCTTCGTTGGTGTCGCCTGTCTTGATGCAGATGTCCACGGCTTTATTGATGGCCATGCCTACGGTGATGCCCTCAATGCGTCCAGAACCGCCGTTCTGTGCCATTACAGGCGATTTGACGGCTTCTGAGGGTGATGGTGGCTGTGTAGCTCCAACAGGGCTAATAATGGCTTTGTCGCCTAAGCTAATTTGGGCTTTGCCGTTGTAGTCGTCGCCGCGCTTAAGGCCCATGCCCGTAAACTTAACCAAATGGCCGTCTAGGGAGGTCAAATCACGGCTAAAGCTCGTGGCGCTAACTTCCAATGATCCTTCTGTCAGGGTGCAAGTCCAGAAGTTCTTGCCTGCCTTAGATTGGCGGGCCTTAGCGTTTTGGACGTTGGCTTGAAAGCCACCGGAGATAAACGAGCCAGGGGCTGTATTTGCTGCTTCTTGTAGTGTTTTGAGTTGGGACATAAAATTATTTCCAGAGGTTGCGGCGAATCATCAGGCTAATCACCGCATAGTTGGCGATGTCTTGATAGGTGTCCTCAATGGCCTCGTTCTTAACCGAAGGCATCTTGTTGAGGTTCTTGAGACGTTCCATCTTGTCGTTCAAGCGAACCAAGACGCCAAACTCGCCAAAGGCTGAGATGTTGTGGCTGCCATAGTCCTGTTGCTTCCTGTCCATGAGCTGGACATTCTCGCAGCAAATACGGAAGGCTTCCTTGGCGGCGTCTGTGACTAAGCCCAATTCGGCAAAAATTGCCTCATAGGGGTCGCCTTGGAGGGAGCGGCGGTATTCGTAGAACTCTTCGCCCGTAACGATGTGGCCCACTTCTGGCTCATCAACGTAGGACAGGTAGGGTGCTTTGTCGTTGCAGTCGGATTCGATGTAGCAAAAATCGGTGGGAAGAACCTTCTCGCCGATGCCTAGAGCGCGGGTGTTTTCGTAGCTAATGTTCATATTTTTATTTGTTTATTATCCAAGTGATGTCCTTGCCTTCCTTAGACACTGAATAGGGTCTATTGGGAATGCAAGCGGTTTCTGCTGGTTTCTTTGGTTTTTCTTCTGGTGGTTTCACAACTGGTTTAACAGTCGCTTCTTCCATGCTAATAATGTTACCGAAAAGATCAATCTGCTTGTTCATAAAACCATGTGTGATTGGCAAAATACTTAATGCGTGAGAATGCAAGTGGGCCGTCGCGTAGCTTGAGTTGCAGCAGTTCGTAGTCGTAGGTGGACTGTCCGAGTTCCTGCGGGCTACCACTGTGGCTCTTGCTGGGACGGTGCAGGGCGATAATGCGGTGGGCATCTTCTTCTATGCTTCCTGCGTCACGGAAGTCTGTACGGCTTGGTGCTCTGTCTTCACGTTCGTTGCCACGATTCAATTGAGCCGCGACGATGAGCGCACAACCCACGGTCTTACGCAGCGGTATCATAGCCTTGGACAGTTGTCCCATGCGTTCGTAAGCCGAGCCGTCTGTACCCCGGATGAGTCCAAGGTAGTCGAGGATGACAAGCTGAGGCTTCCAAGAGGCGGCGAGCAAGCGGCAGCGGTTCTCGATTTGGGTTATGCTCATATCCTTGTCGAACACCCTGAGCTGTTGGCCGCTGAGTCGTTTAAGCTCCTTGAAATAGTCGCCCTGCTTGTCGGCAAACTCGTGATTGAGCGCCCGTAGGTTCACCCTGGCCCGCTGTCCCGCTATCTGCTTAATTACAGCGTTGGCCGAGGTTTCTAACGTAAAATAGGCCACTCGTAAGCCTCTGTTGAGGTTGTGGCTGGCTATCTGGGACATGAACGACGACTTGCCAATAGAGGTGCGAGCGCCGACAACGACATATTCATGGGCTTCGATGGGCTGGGCTAGGTTGTCGAAGCTGGGCAGACCCGTCGTTATGACATCCTTGTTGTCCCGTGTGCCCGCAATTTCCTGCTCGGCCCATAGCTTCACCTCCCCAATGAGCTGCTCAAGGCTAGGAGCCTCGCTTTCTGTGGGTTTTAAGAGCCCTTGCAGCCCTTCTACGGCCTTTGCCACCTCCTCGGCCTTCCCGCCCCTAGAAATGCACGCAATGGCGTCCTGAAGGGCTGGCTTGAGGACAGCCAGTTGGCCTTCCCATATCAGCTTCTTCAGGGCTTTCTTGCCAGTTATACTGCTAGAGCAGGATTTCTCGGCCTCAAACAGCTCTGTGGCAGGGCATTGGTCGCCCATTGCCATGTAAACACTGGACGTGTCTGTGAGCTGTCCCTTACTTCTAAGGGCTACCAGAGATTGCCAGAGCGATAGGTGCTTCGTGTCGGTGAAGGCACTATTGGAGAGTCCTCCACTAATGGCTGAGTCGATGAGGTCGGGGTCTGCGAGGCAGGCTCCGATGAAGATTTGTTCTGTTTGCATTTGTTTTTGTTTCTAAAAATTGAGTCGTAGTTGTTGCGGTATTGCGGAGTGCAAGACCTGTTTCGATCTCCTTTTCCGTTGCTCATAAATCGTGTTTGTTAACGTTAGCGTTGATTGGTTGTTTCATTTGCTGGCCTCCTTCCATTGAAAAGTAGATTTTCCGTCTTTGTTAGCCACCCAAATTGCGTGGCCCTTAACAACGGCTTCTTTTTCTTTTTCCCTAATCGCATGGCTTTCTCCACATGAACAGCCCACCATGAAAATGACAAATGCGAGAAGAAAAATCATGAAAACCGTCGCTAAACCGAAATCGTTATTGTCGCTCATTTGATTTTATTTGGTTTAGGTTCAGTCTTGAAATTATTGATTCTCATTTTAATTGCGTAACCCTCGGCGTCTAATTTAGCAATCTCAGCGGCTGTTCTCAGGTCGCGCTTATATTCTTTAGATTCTGTGCTCATTTGCTGGCCTCCTTCATGGCTTTGTCGATGCTTGCGCGATTAATTGACCGTATGCGCCAATCTTCCAGAGCCTCTTTTTCAAGCCAATCCATCCGCGCTGTGTCGGCGGCAACCCGCGCATCCACCATCTTCTGAATTTGCTCTTCAAACGAAGCGATTAACAATTTCGCCGCTTCTTGCGTGGCTTCTTCTTTGGACAAGCCTTCGCCGCAAATCATGCGACCCTCTGAGGTAATGCGAAGCACTGCGAGATTTGAATTGTTAAAAGTTATTTGGGAATTGGTAGTATAGCTCATTTGATTTTCTTTGGTTTTTTAAGCTGTGCAATTGCTGAGTCTAATGCGTCCCTGACATTCTTTATTCCAGATCGGCGATTGGTTCCATTTTCTGTTCCAAGCTGCCAATACCATCCCGCGCCATCACCGCCCATTTTGGCCGAGTATCCAATTTCCAGTAATGAGTTGGCGTTCCAGAAATCAAGTCGTTCTTTATCTGTGTTCATTTCTTCTTTGGTTTCCGCCAGCTAATGTTCTCTAGCGTTGGGTTGTTGTTGTCTCTGTTCTGTTGGATTAGACGATAGACTGAAGGCTGAGAAAGCCCGCTGCGCTTCTGGATTTGCTTGTACGTCATACCCGCCAGATGGTCTGTGTAAACGTCTAAGGCTTCCTTGGCTGTGATGGGCTTGCGGAATTTGTATTCCTTCTCATTGATGCCAGTGGCAAATCCTGTGGCATACGTCGCGTAGTGCTTGTTAAGCAGGTAGCGCACATTGTTCATAATTTCGGATGCGTTCATTCGTCCTCCCATTTACCAATCGTGCGTAGAAAAGCCTTGGCGCGTTGCGCGGCGGTGGCATGAAATATATCTATGCATCCCATGCTTGCGGTGAGGATGTTGCTGTAGGTTTCCCAGCACCCGCAGAATCCGTCTTTCGTCAGCAGCACCTTCTCCGCCTCATGCATGGCATTAAGATTATTAAGATAATCGGGAAGATTCTCTGTTAGAACGCCTTTTTCTTTACGTCTAAAAACCCTAGTATGAATTGGCTCATAGCCGCCCTTGTAGTCGTTAAGCTCGGCGTTCCATGTAGGGACATCGGCATATTCGCGGGTCCACCCACACGCTTCTGCGATGGCGATACGTTGTTTTTCTTTGTTCATATGTTTATTTTACGAAGCATTAAGCTGCGTACTGTTGTTTATGTGAAGCATTATATTGCTTGCAATGGACTTGGACGGCGCTCTTGGAGAAGCCAATGGCTTCGCTGATGGCTAAGAGCGTGAGGCCTTTTTGTCGTAAGGCAATAATTTTCTCAATTGTTTTCTTAGATAGTTTGTTTGTTTGTCTGTCGCTTTCGATCCGTCCTCCACCCTGGAGCATAAGCCGAGGGCAGTGACGAGCAATCAAATCGAGGCATCTTGAGGCTGTTGTGTCGGGCATTGGTAGATGTACCAGCGGGCTAAATAGATTGAAGCGCCTAGGCTTTCGCAGATTTCTTTTAGGCTCCGCTGTTGTTTGTATAGGGTTGCGGCTTTAAGGGCCAGTTCTTGTTTGGGAGTGGGTGGCCTTCCCTTGGCAGGGATGGTTGGCGGCATGAAGATCGTGTCCATTATGGTTGGGCCAATAGTTCTTCCACGGCTTTCTGCCACGCATTGAACGCTGCTTGGCGCTCGGCCCAAGCCCGTTTCACCATAGCCGAAGTTTCGGCCTCAATCCAATGGCAAGTGGCTCGTTTCTGTTCGTAGATGGCTTCTAGTTCTTTCAGTTTTTCTTTAGTCATGTTTTTGTTTTCCTGTTTGTTTTGTTTAGTTGAATGGGTTTTCAATCATTTTCTTGAATTGTTTTAATTGGGCATCCCGCGCAGCACCCAGCGCAGCAGCCCCCGCAGCACCCGCAGCCCACGCAGCATACCACGCAGCATCCGCAGAACCCCGCGCAGCATCCGCAGAACCCCACGCAGCATACCACGCAGCATCCGCAGCACCCCGCGCAGCACCCCGCGCAGCACCCGCAGCATCCGCAGAACCCGCAGCATCCGCAGAACCCGCAGAACCCCGCGCAGCATCCCACGCAGCACGCAACTCCTCTACGCTGGCTTTTCCTAAAGCAAAGCGTTCAGCTACGTCGAGCGCGTCAAGGCTACGTTTGTCTTTCATTAGATGCTGGACTTGGCGAGCGCACCAGACGGCGAATAGACGAAGCTCCTTTTCTGGCTTGTTGGGTTGCTTTGCAAGCATCCAAAATAGCCATTCCAACTTAGGACAGTTGTCCCAAACTTCAGCAAGGGATTTTTGGGTTCGAGCATAAGCCGCGCCTTCGCGGCAAGCGTTGTGTTTTTGTAGGTAGTTTTCAATTTCTGTTTTCATTTTTCCTATATATCTTTTCTAGGTGTTTGTTTAGTAGCAAGTTTTTTCTTTTTCTTTTTCCCAAACCGCTTGAGTCAAATGTATTCTTGAGGTTGCTTCTGTGCCGCTTCCAAAGTCGCGGCTAGTAGGAAATGCTTCCAAATATCCAAGGGAGAAGATTCCATGCGCTGTTAGGCGGATGTCGTCTTTGTCCCGTTGCTTCTTAACCTAAAGGGTCTCATTAGGGGTTCAGCTTTGCGCTTTAGCTTCCAAATGATCCTCGTGAGAGAGTTCCATACCGCTCTACCTCGAATCTTCTCAGAAGTTGGTGAACGGATTTTCGCGCTTTGCCTAGCAAACTAAGTGTATCGCCGCTTAAGGCGTTCGGTGGTTTTTGCCTTATACGTCCCCGAAACGGTACGCTTTCTTTTCTGGGCAAAAAAAGTGCCCCAAGGTGGAACAAGCACCAAGGGGCTTCTTAGGATAATCCGTTTCGTGCAATGAGAACCGGAAAATAAAAAGTTGCACTTAAGCTCTTGTTCAGCTACCTAACGAGAAGATTCTATCACATAGGGTAAGTCAATAGGTTTAATAGGGTTTTTTATGGGTGGTTTTACTTACTCCCAATCGGCATCATTATCCTTTCTCCAACTCTTCCAAAACGAGGCCCAGGTTGCGAAGACAATCCCGATAGCAATACCAGCGAGCAGGAGCGCGGCCCCTGCGACAAGCAGCATGATTTTGATAATGTCCATTTTTTTAGTAGTTAAGGCCCGTTTTGGGCTTTAAGAGATTGTTTATGAGTTGTTAGGATGGCCTAGAAACGCCATTCCTTGCGTTTTAAGGCGTTTTGTCGTGTTTTATGGGTCAGAGTGGCTGTTTGCTCCTTAAATGGCTTAAACGGCACCTTGGCGCTTTGCTTATAGATTGCGTTTATGGCATAGTCTATGTCAGCAATTTCCTTCTCGGTTAGTTTCATGGTTTAAGTTTCACGAAACCAATTTTCGTCTCTGTCAAACGAAACAGAAGCAAGTCCGTGGTCATCCCAATCTACCAGATAGACCAAAGCCAATTCGCCCGTTTCATAAGCAATAATGTTTTTGATGGTGCCCCTGTCGCACCACATTCTAACGCGATCCCCTGCTTTTTTTCCTTCAAATTCACTGAATAGTTTCATTTTTATTGTGTTTGGTTGGTATACACCCCTTAAGGGACTCCCGCGCCCCATCTAAAGGCAAACGAAAGAGAAACGCACCCTTAGATTGGACGGCATGACTGAACAAGGCATCGAGGCTGCGCCCCAAAGGCAAGCCATACATTGCCCTCCACGCATAAAGGCAGGCTTTAAGCTGCGGAGAGACAGTGATGGGCCCGTTTGAGAGCTTTACCCGTTTGCCAGTAGGATCAGGACGCCTCCCGTTGCTTCGCTTCTTACGGCTCATGTCAGGATACGCATGACTAGGCAGGCGAGGAACAGAAAGAGACTAAACAGCGCCACGGCTGCATTCCAGAGGAGTCGGCTCATACATTTTTCCTCCAGCTCGGCGCCCAATGCAGATCAGAAATGACGTTTATAGACTCGTCGCCCAGTAAGTCCTCAATGAGCTCAATTTCAGCGCGTGAGAGTGCGCCCGCCTGCTGCTCAAACTCTTTTGGAGAGATGAGCACAACGCCCCAGCCCTCGGCCCTTAACTCGGCGACGGTTTTATCGTTTGTCATAGTTCAATTTCCTTTAGAATCCTTTGGGCTTCTTTTTTAGCCTGTTTTATCTCTTTAGGGGTCAAATCCTGCGCCACTTTTTCGGCAAATTCAATGGCTTTTCTCGCCTTCTTGTCAGTTGGCGCCGTTAGGCCCAGCACTAGAGCGAGCGTTAGAGCTTCAATTTGATTACTTGGAAAGCACCATAAGTCAGGCGCTTCGTTTGTCTTTTTTTGTTTTTTAGTCATAAAATTCGTTTAATTTAATCGTTATGATGGTTTTATGTGTTTTATTGGTTATTTATCGCTTTTATTAGGCGCGAACAATCCTATAATCATCGGCTATCATTCGATCCTCCATTGGCCCTTCTTGACAGGCAATGTGTTCCTTTAACTCATTCTCGGCTTCCTCTTTAGAGTCATAAAGGCAAGGTTCCTCGCATTCGTCATCCCAGCCATAAGAAAACATCAGTTGTATTTTGTATTTAGTTTGCATTAGAGTTTAGATTGAATTTTGCGCCAATAAGCGAGGGTTGCGCTCTTATAGGCCCCTTTAGGCCCACCATTCCAGATTCGGGCCTTAAACTCAACGGAACGGCCCTTTGCGTAGTGTTCCGTATAAAGTGTGAACATCTCTTTGGATTTCACGGGATCAAATCGGTCGTTTAAGGTGTATCGGGTGCCAGCGAAACGGTTAATGTCCTTGACTGTGATGGCCCAGATTTGGGCAATGCCTGCGGCCCTATAAACACCGTCCGCGCCCCTATCACCAACGGCACGAGGGTTTCCACCGCTTTCCACGGCGCAGACAGCCTCCCAGAGCCCCGCTTTTACGGGCAGAGCAGAGCAGGCAAGGCAAAGGATAAAGACAGTGCGTTTCATTCTGCAAGCGCCTCCTGAATATCTATTCCATACTCCGCTACCAGCTCCGAAAATTCGGCGCAATTATCCCAAATTGGATCGCCATTTGTAGCAAAAACCAAAGAGTCACAGACACGATAAAGCGTTATAGCCCAGTCATTGCTGTTAGTATGCTCTGGGTGCCAATATGTTCCAAATTCTTCCCCGTGGTTGCAGTGGGCTGCTCTGTATTCGTACTGAATTTGGAGCGATTTAACGCAATCAATCCCGATTTTCATTTCACGCCCTCCGCTTTAGCTAAAGCTACTTTCAATTTGTTTAAGGCAACTCCGCACTCCGCTTTACTTACTTTGGTGCCTATGGTATCGCCGAAGGCAGGAATGAGGCCAAGGATATTGGCTGCGTATTTAGCTGCCTCGCGTAACTCCATGGCCTGATCCTTCCAATAAACCGTATCGGAATGGGATTCGTCGCATAGGTCTTCCCATTTGCGAATCGTTTGAAGTAACTCTGTTTCTTTTTGTGTTTTTTTCATGGGTTTTCAACGCCTTAACCCCGCGCTCAACTAAGAGACGCAGGGCAAGGGATGGGATTTTGTGTGGTTAGGCTATAAACTCAACGGTTACATCACCTAGCTTTGCGTTTTTAAGGTAATGGCGGCGGGATTCGTCGGCCTTATCTTCTCCGCATACAAAGCCCGAATAGTTGCCTGAATCGTGAAGGATCGTTTCTAATAGGCTGGCCGCTCCCTTCCTCATGTCGGGAGTAATATGCGCTCCTTGATAGGCAAGGTAATAGTTGGCACGAGCGAGAACGTCGGCAACGCGAATTGTCTGTTTGGATTTCATGTGTATTTATGGGTTAAAGTTTTTTGGCCATCTCTAAGCCAGCCAAATAAGCACGCATTTTGGTTTCCGCCTTTGCTTTGGAGATGTGTCCGCTCCAAATTGGCTCGGTGATCCCGCCTCCGTCATTGTGCATTCTATGGACGCAAATGCCGCCATAAGCGCCCGACAGGTGAAAGTTGCCAATGTTGGCCGTCAGTCCGTTTTCCGTGCGCGTGTAAGGCGTTAAAGGCGAACCCGTCGCCGTGTTAATAAGTTCGCAGAGTGCTTCGAGTGTTTTTTTGCTAGTGCTCATGTTGTGTGTGTGTTTATTGTTTATTGGTTGCGATTATTCTACGGAAATAAGATGCCAGTTGCCCGAATAGAGCGCCAAGGCGTAGGTTCTAAAGTTGGCCTCTGAGGTGAAGTATTCGGAGTTGATAAACTGTTTATTCAAGATAGGAGAATAAACTGAGAACGTGTATTTTTTCATGTGTGTGTGTTTGTTTTGTTTGGACTCGTCAGCGGTAGCGTAACTACCGGACGCCTTGCGGCGTTTCGTCCTCAAAATTCGTTTGAGGTCATCGTGTAGTCATCGGGCCAAGTGCAATTCGCGGGATTTGCAATGTGCCACAGAAAGTCAATGTAAGCGATGCGAAAAGAGTTGGCGTTGATGGTGATGGTGTGGCCCGTGGATTTGTTGGTGAACTTGTAAGCGTGCATTTTGTTTTGTGTTTGTTTTGTTCGTCGGCTCGTTGCCTCCGATGGAAAGAGAGAACACTATTGCCGCGCATCATGCAAGCATAATTTCTGTAAATTCTGTTGAGTAAGTGATAAGTGCTTGGCGCATCAATGAATTAAAGTTCAAGAAAGATTCCGATTCGCGGCCCCTACTTCATCAAACAGTAGGAAACACCGTAGATAGAAAGGAAGAGCGAAGCACTAGAGACTAGAGAAACACTAACAGCCCAGGTTGCTTTCCATTTTCCCGAAACCGGAACGGCAAGCCGGACAAGCAGCCGTCCGGATCCGCCTACAATCCATTTCCCTCCTTAGCGCAAAAACCCTTTGCCCGATGGTTTCTTATTGTATAATTGCTTGCAATACTCTTGTTATGGGATAGTTTGCATTTACTTTCCCTAGCCACTAGCCACTTCCCTATTGCCAACAGCCTGCATAGACAGTAACTTGCAACCCATAGGGGGCGGGGGGGGGA